GAACTCGGTGAGAAGATGGTTGAGATCTGTCTTGTTATTCTTGCTAAGGCAGTTAAGTTGACCAAGACTGATATGGACGATCAACTTCTGGAAGTAGTTACAAAGGCGATTAAAAACCGCGAGGAAGGATAATCTGCAACCTATCCTTTTTATAAATATTAATTAGCAAAACATTTTATAGAGACGAGACATGGCACTCTGGGGTAATAACGACAACGTATTTTCGGGGGGCACCGTTACTCTCCAATATGGTACAAATAGAGTAGTAGGAACAGCGACCTCTTTCGGTAATAGTGGGTCCGCTTCTGTTGGAGACGTAATTAGTTTTGGTACTCCTTTTGACGGTCCTAAAAATTATCATGGTGATGCGGTAATCGTCGCGATTGGCAGCACCCTTGAGTTAACCATTGATTCGACTGCTGGTTTGAGTCATGGTATGATTGAGAATGTAAACTATAGGGTCACTCAGTCGCCTAAGTCTGCGACTCATGATCCTAATCATAACCAGATGACCAATTCTGCTAAGTTCAGAACAGCCAAACTGGTAACAACTACCAACCACGCTAGAGTTGGTATTGGATCTACTGTTATTTTTGTTTCTGGTAATCCCTCTGGAGAAAACGTTACTGCTGGAGATACTGTTCTCTTTGGTGGTGGTGATCTTCCTGTTGGAGTTGCTTCTGTTGTTTCTGTTGGTGCCACCTTCGCCAGAGTTCAGGCAAGTGGAATCGCAACACAATCCCTTCACTATCATGCTCACGGTCTTAGAGCCATCGGTCAATCTGAAGTAACCCTGTTCGACAGATACCTATTCGGAAGAGATAATCACGTAACCTCTATCAGAGTTGGTGATACTTTCGCTGCTGGAACAAACTCTATTGGTATTGGAACCATTAGACCGTTTATCAGTCCTGGAACATCAGAACCAAATAGGATCACTGTTGTTCTTGATACTCCTCTGACTCAGGCAGTTGGATTTAGACAAGCTGTAGAAATTAAGAGAGGAATTGCAGTCGGAACTAATATTGAGTTTATTGGTTCTGAAACTGAATCTGGAAAAGAAGCAACCGTTATCGGTATTGCACAAACAGGTGCATCCAACGCATCTGGTACTTCCTATCAACTGACCTCTACAGGTTGGGTTGGTATTACCACTTACACCGATATGCATGGCAATGCAAGAGTCAAGAAAGAGACTCTGGTAGCAATGTCCGGCATCACCACCAGTGTTGCTTATCCTCCTGCATGATATAATATATGCTTTTTAATGAATTGAATGAGGATAATTTTTTATTATTCGCTATACGAAACTACGAAAACCCACAAGCGGTTACGAAGGAGGACTTTGATAGAGACCTGAATCACTTCAAATATATCAAACGATTATTGAAGAGATATAAAAATACAGGTCAACTCAAAACACACCTCCTTCTAAATCATTTTATTATTCTCTATAATATTTTTGGTGAAGCAACAACTCCAATGTTGTTTTTTAAAATTGAGAATGAACTTTGGTCTGCAATGAAAAGTTTTATCATTTTTTTAGGAAAACTGCCAGAGTATCCACACTCTTCAATTCATGATATCGGTGTTGATATGAACTGTTTAGAGGAACTTTACAAAATCTACAATGAAAAAGGAAACTCTTGATAAGGTTCTAGATATTGTTCGTGCTTATCTACATGAGCAACCCACCAATAATGTTGGCGGTGGTCAGATTGCTGGTACGGTAGAGGCAGGTGATGACCCTCCAGTAAAAAAGAAGAAAAAATATATCTATATGAAGGGTGTGAGAAAAACTTGGAAACCTTAAGATGGAAGAGGAAGTCAAGGTTGCTGTTTTGGAAACAAGATTAGAAAACTTTGAGACTTTGGTTTCAAGGTTAGACTCTGCAATAGAAAAAATTGCAGAGGTAAATAATAATGTGTCGCGCATGTTAGCGGTCCATGAACAGAGAATTTCTAAGCAAGAAGAGATCGACGAAGTATTGTTTGATAAAATCGACAAACTCCGTGATAAAATGGACAGCGATCATGACAGTGTTACTCAACGACTATCATTATTGGAACGGAAACTTTGGATTGGAATCGGAGCACTGGGAGCAATTCTAGTTTTAACTAATCCACAAGCAATCAAAACTCTCAGACCCTTGTTATCCTCTGCTGAAAGTGCTATAGTGTCACCAGCAGTTACTTTCGTGCATGGATCACATTGATTCCAAGTTTATTGGACTCATATCTTCAAAACTAGAAAAGTTTAAGAGAGTAAAGGCAAACCTTTATAATTTTCGCTGTCCTATTTGCGGAGACTCTAAGAAGAATAAGAGTAAGACGAGAGGTTATATCTATGCTGTAAAAGCAAACACTAATTTTAAGTGCCATAATTGTGGCGCTTCAATGTCTCTTAATAATTTTTTGAAGCAGGTAGATCCTGTTATTCAAAAGCAATATACTATGGAGAAGTTTAAGAGTGGTCATACTGGTAGAAATTTTGTTATTGATGAACCTGAATTTAAATTTGAGTCACCCAAATTCAAAAGGAAACTAAAACTTCCTAAAGCATCAGAACATCCTAGACCTGCTGGATACTTGACTGCGAGGAAACTTAATCCTACTGATTTTTATTATACGGAAAACTTTAAGAAATTTGCCAATAGTCTTAAACCAACGTTTGATAGTGAGAAACATGATGAAGATAGAATCATCATTCCCCTTTATTATGAAAAGAACTTAATTGGGTTTCAGGGAAGATCTATAAATCCTAGCCCTGTTAAATATATTACCGTGATGCTTGACGATGACGCACCAAAAATCTACGGATTGGATAACATCAGAAGAGATGCTCCAGTCTACATTACAGAAGGACCTTTCGACAGCACGTTCATTCGCAACGCGATTGCTATGTGCGGAGCTGATGCTGATATCAGTCGTTGGGGGATTAGCAATCCTGTGTGGATTTATGATAACGAACCCCGCAACAGAGAGATTACAAACAGAATCTCTAAGACTATCGATTCTGGTCAATCAGTAGTTATCTGGCCAGAATCTATTGATGATAAAGACATAAATGATATGGTAATGTCTGGACTGGATGTGCAGTCCGTGATAGAATTAAACACATATTCTGGATTAGAAGCAAAACTTAAATTCAACACCTGGAAGAAAATATGAGCAACGGCACCAAGGTTAAAAAAAGAGACGGTCGAATTGAGTCTCTTGACTTAGATAAAATGCATATCATGGTCGAAGAGGCATGTGAGGGTCTTGCAGGGGTCTCTGCGAGTCAGGTCGAGATGAAATCTGGTATCCAGTTCTATGATGGTATTACTACAGGAGAAATTCAAGAAATCTTGATTCGATCTGCTTCTGACCTCATTGATCTTGATCATCCTAACTATCAGTTTGTTGCTGCAAGATTGCTTTTGTTTGCTTTACGTAAGCAACTCTATGGAAAGATGAGAGAACTCCCTCACCTTGAGCATCACATCTATGAGTGTGTCAATCAAGAAGTTTACGATAAGGAAATTTTCAATAAGTATTCTAAAGAAGAAATTGAAAAGGCAAACGCATTTATCGATCATGATCGAGATATGATGTTTACCTATGCCGGTCTACGGCAGGTTGCAGATAAATACCTAGTGCAAGATAGAAGCAATGGTGGAGTTTATGAAACTCCTCAGTTCATGTATATCATGATTGCTCTCACCATTTTCCAAGAATATCCTAAAGATACTAGGATGTCATACGTCAAAAGGTATTATGACGCAATCTCCAAACACAAACTCAACATCCCAACGCCAATCATGGCAGGGGTCAGAACCCCACTGCGTCAGTTTGCGAGTTGTGTTCTCGTTGATGTTGATGACACCCTCGATTCTATCTTTAGCAGTGACATGGCTATTGGTAAATACGTTGCACAACGCGCAGGAATCGGCATCAACGCAGGTAGAATCCGTGGCATCAACGCTAAGATCAGAGGCGGAGAGGTACAACACACAGGCGTGGTCCCCTTCCTTAAAAAGTTTGAATCAACTGTACGATGCTGCACTCAAAACGGCATCAGAGGTGGTTCTGCTACAGTTCACTTTCCTATCTGGCACCAAGAAATAGAAGATATTATTGTTCTTAAGAACAACAAAGGCACAGAAGACAATCGGGTACGCAAACTTGACTACTCAATCCAAATTTCAAAACTTTTTTACGAGCGTTTCATCCAGAATGGAGAAATTAGCTTGTTCTCACCGCATGACGTACCGGGTTTGTATGATTCCTTTGGTACTGACAGGTTCGATGATCTATATGTGGGGTTTGAACGAGATGAGTCTGTTCCAAGAAAGACTATCGGCGCACAAGAATTAATTCTGAACATCCTAAAGGAGAGAGCAGAGACTGGTCGTTTGTATATCATGAACATCGACCACTGTAACAGTCACTCTTCCTTCAAGGATAAGATCAATATGAGTAATCTGTGTCAGGAGATTACACTTCCAACAGATCCAATCAATCATATTGATGATAAGTTCGGTGAGATTGCTCTGTGTATTCTTTCTGCTGTTAATGTTGGTAAAATTAAATCTGATGAAGAACTAGAAGATCTTTGCGATCTTTCTGTTCGTGGTCTTGAAGAACTAATTGACTATCAAGAGTATCCTGTGATAGCAGCAGAACGCGCTACAAAGGCACGTAGATCGCTTGGAGTAGGATTTATTGGTTTGGCACATTACCTCGCCAAGTTGGGTTATAACTATGACTCACAGGAGGCATGGGATGCTGTTCATGGACTATCAGAATCCTTCCAATATTATCTCCTAAAGACTTCTAATCAACTTGCTAAGGAGAAAGGATGGTGTGAAAACTTTGGTCGTACCAAATATGCTGATGGTATTCTTCCAATTGATACATATAAGAAGGATGTAGACGAAATTTCATCTCAGGAGTATGAGCATGATTGGGAGGGTCTTAGGGCATCTATCAATGAGTTCGGACTCAGACACAGCACTCTGTCCGCACAGATGCCTTCAGAGAGCAGTTCCGTTGTGTCAAATGCAACCAATGGAATCGAACCACCTAGAGACTACCTGTCCATTAAAAAATCGAAGAAAGGACCTCTTAAGCAGATTGTTCCTCAATTCAATACATTGAAGAATAATTACACTCTTCTTTGGGATATGGTTTCTAATCGTGGTTACATTAATGTTGTTGCTGTAATGCAGAAATTCTTTGACCAAGCAATTTCTGGTAACTGGAGTTACAATCCAGAACAGTATCCTGATAATGAAGTTCCAGTGTCCACCATGGCACAAGACTTTTTGACTACATATAAGTACGGTTGGAAAACCTCCTACTACCAGAATACTCATGACATGAAAAATGATGAGGTAGTAGAAGAACCCAAATCAAATTTAAATAATCTGTTAAACGAATTAGAACAAACCGAGGAGGGAGAGTGTGAATCCTGTGCAGTTTAAGGTATCATCAGTGGAAGAAGTGGGAACTAAAGTTAAAGGCATGACAGTCTTTAACACAGAACAAGTTAATACTAAGAAACAACCGATGTTTTTTGGTAAACCTCTGGGAGTCCAGAGATATGATTCATACAAATATCCAGTATTTGATAAACTTACTACACAACAGTTGGGTTATTTCTGGAGACCAGAAGAAGTTTCACTACAGAAAGACCGTGGAGATTATCAGACACTTCGTCCAGAACAAAAGCATATCTATACAAGCAACCTCAAGTATCAGATTATGCTTGACTCCATACAAGGGCGTGGTCCTGGGATGGCTTTTATACCTTATTGCAGTCTACCCGAACTAGAGGCATGTATGGAGGTCTGGGGGTTCATGGAGATGATCCATAGCCGCTCATACACATATATCATCAAGAATGTCTATGCAGACCCATCTGAAGTCTTCGACAAGATTGTTACTGACCCTCGCATCCTAGAACGTGCTGCGAGCGTTACAGGAGCATATGATGACTTTATCAATAGTGCCCAAACTTGGGGCAATGGTAATATGTGGCAACAAGATTTTAGAGATTCACCTTCATCTAAATGGGAAATTAAAGATGTCAAACGCAAACTCTACAGAGCAGTTGCAAACGTTAACGTTCTTGAGGGTATTAGGTTCTACGTTAGCTTTGCTTGTAGTTTCGCCTTTGGTGAACTTAAACTCATGGAAGGATCCGCAAAAATTATCTCTCTCATCGCAAGAGACGAAAATCAGCATCTAGCAATCACCCAAAACATTTTAAACAAATGGAGGAGTGGTGATGATCCTGAAATGAGACAAATCATGAAGGAAGAAGAAGAGTGGACTTATAAATTATTTGCTAACGCTGTTAACGAAGAGAAGCGTTGGGCAGACTATCTGTTTAAAGATGGTTCTATGATTGGTTTGAATGACAAACTACTTCAGCAGTACGTTGAGTGGATTGCAAACCGTCGTTTAGTTGCAATAGGTCTGAAGAGACAATATGATATCCCTGCTAAGAATAATCCACTCCCCTGGACACAACACTGGATTTCCTCTAAGGGTCTTCAGGTTGCACCTCAAGAGACGGAAGTAGAGTCTTATGTGGTAGGTGGAATCAAGCAGGATGTGAAAAAGGACACATTCAGTGGATTCCAACTTTGAATCGTGCTTAAATAGGGGGACATGAGTTTCCCCTATGCCTAAGAATGAATTGAAGAAAGAAGAGTTAAAAAATCGTGTACTCAAATTAAAAAATGATGTATACGAAGAACCTGATACCGTATGGCAAGGGGATCGAGATATGGCACATAAATATCTCGATAAGGTATTAAACATTATTGATGAGTATCGATATTGATTATGAAAATCCATGGATCTATTTGGAGAGACCTTTTACTAGTGACGATGTTCACGACTACTATGGTTTTGTGTATAACATTACCAATCTCACAAACCAACGACAGTACATTGGGCGAAAGTATTTTTGGAGTCATCGAAAACCTCCAGGAAAGAAACGCCGAGTAAAAAAAGAATCTGACTGGAAAAAGTATTATGGGTCTTGTCCGGAACTTAAAGAAGACATTGAACGATTGGGTAGACAAAATTTTAGTAGAACTATCCTGTCATTACATAAAACACCTGGCAAAACAAACTTCGAAGAAACAAAACAACTCTTCCTCAACGGAGTCCTCACCGAATCCCTTGACACAGGAGGACCTGCATACTACAATGGTAACATCCTCAGCAGGTACTTCCGAAAAGATTATTATGGTGGAGACTGAAGAAATTGTATCCGAAGTTCGTGAATGGGCAATTGGTAAAGTCCAAGAGTACAATGACAAAGGTGTTGAACGAATCTACGATCAAATGGCAATCATGGCAGAATTTGATGAGTGGTTCGATCCCAAAGAAGATTTAGAAGTCGTATCACTTGACGAAATCACAGAACAGCAGTATGATGATTTTGTCGAAAACAACGACGGTGTTGAAAGGGGGTAATCCCCTACCTATGACTCAATAGCTCAGCAGGATAGAGCAACTGCCTTCTAAGCAGTCGGTCGTAGGTTCGAATCCTACTTGAGTCGCTGGGCATCAAGAGAGACCACCACCACCTCCTCTCTTGTGTAAGGCCCACCTATATGCGGGTGTAGTTCAGTGGTAGAACGTCAGCCTTCCAAGCTGAATGTCGTCGGTTCGAACCCGATCACCCGCTTTCTCCAAGTTTTTGTTATGTCAGAGTATGATTTTGGAGGACTTGAAAGACACCCGGTCAGTATACTAAGATTGATTAGTGAATTGGAAGGGTCGTCCCAACTATGTAAATATATGGGGTTTCAAGATGATATGGATACTCTTAATGAAATGAAGAAGAGATATTATAAACTCTACTTCAAAACAAAGAAAGAGTACAACAATCCTCTGTAGCTCAGCG